GTAAACACGGGCGGTTTCCACGGAGGCACAACAGATTTCGTCTTACTTAGAAGCGCCAATTGTTCCTCTAGTCGTGATTCTATTACATTTTGCCCGTATTGCGTTGCTCCATCTTTGATCCAATCAATCACATTTTGCTCAGTAACCTTGGCGTAAGGCGTTTTAATGCTGAACTTGTCAAACTCCCAATTTCCCTCAGTTTCAACCACATTTGTTTCATCTGTCGCCCAAACGTGATATTTGGCGTGCGTTATTGCCTCGCCTTCTACGGAAATATCAAGAATTTTCCATTTTGCAATCATGGCTTGGGATATTTAGCCTTGACTGCATTACAAGCGTCAATGTAAGCCTGTACTTGCGCTTGGTCACCCTTAACTATTCCATCAAGGTAATCAGTAGCAGGAGGATATTCTGCTTTCCGCTTGGCTTTATACGCCACGGCATCATCCGCAGCAACTTTAGCCGCCCATGCCGCATCCAATTGCTCTTGCGTGGGTTGTGCGCCTAGCTTTTCATCCCAATGCAAAATTTGGTCAGATTCACCTTCTGGTTCGCCAGTTTCATATTCACCAAATTTGTAAACAATGTTATTATTTAACAAATATGCTTGGATTTTTTGATTTAACAACATAATAAACCCTTAAGAGGAAATGCTATAAAGAGATGCAGTTCCAGTAAGAATGTTTCCACTTGAAAAATATATTCTTATGGCTGTTACTGCTGGCGTTAATCCATAAAGACTACCAATTGATGTTACACCTTTGCCAACAATACTTGGGCCATCGCTTTGTGAAAGTTGAGAAATTATGCCAACTTGTTTTGCTGTTGCTCCAGTTGCATTCAACATATTTGTAAAAAATATAACTCCATTTCCAGTTTCAGTTGTAGACCCAAATCCGTTATAACTTAATAAATAATTTGATGCACCAGCAGTTCCTACGTTAAAACCTACTGCAATTGACCCATTATAATAAGTACCATAATTATTATAAAAATAATTATTTGTTTTATACGTTGGCCCAGCGCCACTTCCTAAACGTATTACCAAATTAGAGCCCCCAGTATCTGGAGTAAATCCGTCTAAAACAAGCATATACTTGTCGTAAGTTAATCCAGTAAAATCTAAAGTTGCTGAAGTTGACGCTGTTAATGTGCTGATTAAATTTATTGCACCGCCTCCACCTCCAGCAGTAGCAATACTAATTGAACCAGCCCCATTGGTAATAGCAATTCCTGTTCCAGCGGTTAAGGTTGTGCGAGTAAAACCAGTGCCATTTCCAATGTCAATTTGACCATTGGTTGGCGTTGCTGTAAGACCTGTTCCACCATTAGCAATAGGCAAAGTGCCAGTAACGCCAGTAGAAAGAGGAAGTCCAGTCGCATTTGTCAAGGTTGCTGATGTTGGCGTTCCGAGAATTGGGGTTACCAATGTCGGGCTTGTGTTTAAAACATTTGAGCCCGAACCCGTGGATGTTGTTACACCAGTTCCACCAGCAGCAACAGCAAGAGTGCCAAAAGCAAGAGTGCCGCTTCCATTTGTGGTCAAAGCCTGCCCCGCAGAACCATCCGCATTTGGCAAAGTAAGATTAAGCGTTGATGCAGTATTTGGGCCAACAAGATTGACCGACCCGCCTAAAGTTGCTTGGAATGTAAGTTGACCCATGATATTTCCTTATGGTGCAATAATAAGTTGCGAGGCAGTTAAAGCGCCCGTGCTTGGCTTAAAACTAAGTTTAGTGGAAGTTACCTTTGCGGGCAAATTTCCTGTGTTAGCAGTTACCCAAACAGGATAAACCGCCGAGGATGTTGCGGTATCGTCCGTGATACCAATGTTTGTTGCGTTTGTTGCTGTTCCAGCCGTTGCAGCATTCAAGTTAGCCACTTGGGTTGTGCTTGCAATTGTCAGCGGAGCCGTGCCTGTCGCCACCGTGGAAGTAATTACTCCCGATGCGGATACGGTTGAAAAAGAACCCGAGCCACTAAACACAGTCGCAACCAATGTGCCGGTGGAAGGCGTGTATTTGTACTTTGTGGAACTGGTGTATTCCGTGGTTACTGTGCCGCTTGTCGCCGTGGAGAATAAGGGATAAAGCGCAGACGCAGTGGTTGTGTCATCAGTAATTGCAATTCCCGATGATGGACTTGACCAGGTTGGAGTACCCGAGCCGTTAGACGTTAAGACCTGGCCTGTAGTGCCTGCCGCAGTAAACGCATAAGCCGTACCCGTTCCATACGGAACCGCGCCCGCAGTCGGAGTTGCTGTCGCATTTGTGCCTCCATTCGCAATTGGCAGCGTTCCTGTCACGCCTGTAGTTAAGGGTAAACCCGTACCGTTTGTTAACGTCACCGATGTGGGCGTACCCAAAACAGGAGTCACCAACGTGGGGCTGGTAGACAGTACGTTATTTCCCGTGCCTGTACTGCTTGTCACCCCTGTGCCGCCTGATGCGACCGGCAAAGTGCCTGTGGTCAGCGCAGAAGTCGATGTGGCGTAAACCGCGCCGCCTGATGTGAATGTGGTCAGTCCCGTGCCGCCGTTGCCGGTGTTCAGCGTTCCAGCAAGGGTGACTGCGCCGTTGGTTGCCGAGGATGGGGTAAACCCTGTCGTTCCTGCGCTGAATGACGTTACCGCCACGCCTGACACCGAACTCCATGCAGGCAGGCCAGCAACCACGGACAAGACTTGCCCCGATGAACCAATGCCGAGCATGGCGGTTGTGCTAGATGCCGATTGATATGGAACTGACCCTGCGGCTCCGCCTGCAAGATTTGTTGCGGTGGTTGCGGTGGTCGCTGAGCCTGCTGTTGTGGCGCTGGTCGCAGTAGCTGCATTACCACCGATGGATAAACCGCTTGCAGTGCCTGTTAAACCCGTTCCAGGGCCGCTAAATTGAGTGGAGGCGGTGATAGTAGTGCCACCGACAGTAGAGCCGCTAATCGGCGTTCCTGTGATTGACCCGCCTGTTATTGCGACATTGTTTGCGTTTTGGGTGGACATTGTGCCAAGACCCGAAACTTGCGTGTTTGCAATCGCAATCGTGGTGTTTGTCGCGCTGGTGATCTGCCCTTGAGCGTTGACCGCCACGACAGGGACAACAGAGGCAGAGCCGTAAGTCGCCGCAGAAACGCCAGTATTTGTGATGCTGAACTGATTTGACGCTAGGGTTAACCCTGTGCCTGCCGTGTAAGCCGATGCAACACTAAAGTTGCTCCACACGATTGCAGTCGTGCCTAAAGTACCGCCTGGTTGGCTTGTGCAATACCATGCAGTCCCAGCCAAGGTTGATCCGCTTTCCACGAAAAGGAAGGCCGACACCAGTTCGGAATATGCGTCAGCGTCAGGAGATCGAGTCCATGCACCTACCGCTGCGAGATAAATGCCGTTGTTGGCCTGAGTCGTTTGGTTTTTGACCAAAACTCGATCACCCGCTGCGATCGTGATGCCGTCAATGGTTTGCAAGCCAGAAAGGGTGATGTTCGCCGTTGTTGCGCACAAAGCGGGCTGTTTGAACGAAAGTCCAAGGGCCAGTGCGTCAACGTAGTATTTATTTGTCAGGTCAGTCGCACCAACAGGAGCATTTGACGCTGTGGCGGTGGTAAATGCCGCCGTGGATGGGGTTGTTGCACCGATTGTGGTGCTGTTAATTGTGCTGTTTGTAATCCGCAAGCCCGATTGGTCGGGGCTGATTGCTGCGGTAAATGGCTGACCCTGCCCAATAAACGTATTGAATGTGTTATCCAAGTTAAACAGAGCCTGCACGGGCAGGATGTTTTGGTCTATTGTTTTGGCAGGATCAGACATATTAGCTTTGGTCGCCGACAGGGGTTACATACACAAGTGAAGGGCCAGCCGCTGCACCAATCATGCGAACATAAAAGGGAACAGTAGGACAAGCCAGCACAATCGGGGATGTCATTCCCGCTGGAAGCAAAAAGTCACCAGGTGTACCAGCCACCGGCAACACAGCAGCGCCCACGTTTGCATCACCCATTTTGACCGCAACGGCTACAGAGCCGGTGTTTAAGAACGCAGCAAAGTTTACTTGGTCGTTCGTTTGGTCTTCAACAGATAAAGCAGTTGTGGAAGATGCTGTCACAGAAACAGCGGTTGTTTTTCCCGCTAGTCGTAGAACAGACGTATTAGCCATGATTAAAGTTGGGCAACGTGAATGATGCCAAAATTAAGAGTCAAGGCTTCACTTAAAGAACCTGCGCTTGCGTTGGAAATTACAACGGTAAATGAACCATTGGCAACCGCCGCAATAGAAAGCAAGTAAGTTCCAGCAGTAGCAGCACCCGAGGCCAATGCAACAACAGGAATGTCGTATGCACTAACTGCGCTATTTGTAACCACAAACGCAACTTCCGCTGCCGCTGCAAGTGCCGCATTGTTTGTCACAATTTGACCTGCTGCTGCATTGATTGTTACGCCAGTAGATTTGCTAGTCGCCTGAGTGACAGAAGAAACGGCAATAGTAGGGCTACCAGTGGTGTAACCCATTTGGCCTGTTACCGAATTTACTAGGGAATAGTTGGCATCAATGATATCTTGGTCAAGATATGCTGC